CATCCCGCCGCCCCGGTCGATTTGCTGGTGATCCAGTCGATCCTGTCCGAGTTCGGCATCCACAAGGCATGGGAGCATATGCTTGACCAGGCCGAATGGCTGGCCGAGCAAAAGTACGTCAAGATGCAGACCAAGGAGATGATAGGCATATCGGCGACGCTCTTGGAGATCACGGAGCGCGGCATGAGCTTGTTCGACGGGCTGCTGTCGGACGACAACATCCTCATCGACTGATGGCCCACACCCGCGTCGTCCATTCTCCCGACCGCCGCGAGCTGGCATTCCGCGTCTGGCGCGAATGCGGCCAGTCGGCGACGGCCACCTTGCGCAAGCTGGCGCAGGAGTACGACTGGCCTAACTTGACGCGGGGGGCGCTGTACGACTGGATCAGCCAGCACGATTGGAACGGGCGGGCGGCGCGGCTCCAGGCCGAGGAGGAACGGGCGGAGATTGCGAAACTGATGGGCCGGGAGAAGATCCTGGCAGACCTGACCACGCGCAAAGGCAGCTACGAACGCTATCTTGAAAAGATCGAGGCGGATGGCGGCGTGGACAACGCAGCCACCACCGCCTATGCCAACTTGTGCAAGACCATCATGCAGTTGCAGGACAAGATTGAGTCCGGGGCGGGCTTGGATCGGCTGCAACTCGCCATGGACGTGCTGCGCCAGCAGTCGAAGTTTGTGCGTGAGAACTGCCCGCAACACTTGGCCGCTTTCATCGAAATCATGGAACCGTTCGGGGAGCGGGTGGTGGAGATTTATGGATAAACTAATAAGCGCCATAGATAAATGGTTCTGGCGCATATTGTTTTCCTTCATGGCATTGGATGGGCTGTTTCTTGCCATGCTTTGGATATGGGCTTTGCGCCATGGCTAAACTGACCCGGCGCGAATTCCTCCGAGAGCTGGCCGATGAAAAGGCCAAGCTGATCCGCGACATCGAGGCGTCAGCCCTTGGCCTGGACCCGAGTGGCACGGCGGAGCGCCGCCGCCGGGTGCTGCGCGGCGACTTCCAGTTCTTCGCCTACACCTATTTCCCCCACCACATCTTCGGCGAGCCGTCCGAGTTCCAGGCCGCGTTTTGTCAACGCTTTCCGCAGTTGATGATGACCTTCGGCGGCTGCAAGGAGTGGTGGATCGCGCCTCGCGGCGAGTGCAAATCCTCGCTGCTGACCAAGATCGGCCCGTGCTTCATCGCGGCTATCCACCTGCTCCAGCAAGGGGTTATCCGCAAAGAGGTAGGCTGGGAGGGCGATGTGCCGCCAGTCATGGACTATGGCATCTTGTTTGGCGCGGAAACCACGCTGCCGGAGAAGTTGGTCGAGGTCGTCAAAACCGAACTCACTAGCAACGCCTCGCTAGAGATGGATTTCCCGGAGATTTGCGGACGCTCCAAAATATGGAAAGTGGGCGAATTCGTCACACGCAATGGCGTAAAAATCGAAGCGCGGGGCGCGGAGCAGGCGGTGCGCGGCACCTTCCACGGGGCCAGCCGCCCGCGCTGGCTGTTCGGCGATGACCTCATCACCGACCAGGAGGCGAAAAGCCCGACGATGCGGGCGGCGCGGTGGGATTGGTACTGCAAGAGTGTGGAGTACCTCGGCCCGCCGGACGGCAGCGTGAAGGCGCTGAACGTCGCCACCGTGTTGAACAAGGATGATGTCGTCAGCCGCGCCAAGCTCACCCTTGGGCATCTTGTCCACCACTTCAAAGCCTTGATCCGCCTGCCCGACAACATGGATTTGTGGGAGGAGTGCGAGGCGATCATGCGCAACGATGACAAGCCCTTCGAGGAAAGCTTGGCCCAAGGTGGCAAGGTCGCCAGCGAGAAGGACTTGCCCAGCTACCAGTTTTACCAAACCCATCAGGCCGAAATGGATGCGGGCGCGGTCACCAGTTGGCCGGCGGTGCGCAGCCTTTACACGCTGATGCGCCGCCGCCTGAATCGCGCCAGCTTTAACACGGAAATGCAGGGCGAACCGCGCTCGGAAGAGGATGCGGTTTTCACCGGCTGGAAGTTCTTCACCTCCTGGCTCAAGCATTGGGAGATGTTCGGCGGTTGCGACCCGTCGATGGGCAAGGGCAAGACTTCGCACCCCTCGGCCATTTGCTTCGGCGGCTACGACACGCTCAAACAGCGTCTGCATGTGCTGCATTGCGAGATCAAGCGACGGGTTCCATCAAAAATGGAGGCGGACTTGATTGCAGGCCAAAAGGAGTTCAAGGCGCAAAAAATCGCCTTCGAGAACAACAACGCCTACGAGGCCATGCGCATCGCATTGCGCGAGGCCGGGCTTCGGGCGAATGTGGCGTTGCCCTTGGTGGGTGTCACTACCAGCACCGACATGATGATCTTAATTGAAGGGCTGGAGCCGTACATCTGCGATCAAATGGACCCGCGCATCCTGTTTTCCCCCAGCCTTGAACGGCTGTTCGGCGAGCTGGGCGACTTTCCCGAGAATATGAACCCACTGCACGACTACGACGGCCTGTCGTCGCTATATTTGCTGTGGGCCGTTGCCATCTCTGGAAAACAAAAAACCTACCGAACCCTCCGCATGCGCGGTTTGTAACCGAGGATTATTCGATGGCATTGCCGCAATTCGTCGACCGCTACAGCGACACTTTCCTGTTGGATTGCTACACCGGGCGTGGCGGCTATTTGACGGGTGCCTATTTGATCCCGCATGAGCGCGAGATGCAGGACGATCTGAACCGGCGGGCGGCGTATAGCATCTATCCCAACTATGTGGCCGACGTGGTTGGCACTTATTCAGGTTACTTATGGAAGCGGCAACCGGCCCGCGAGTCGGGCGATGGCTATACCGCGTTTTGCGCCAACGCGGACGGCCAGGGCCATTCCCTTGACTATGTCCTGCAAAACAATCAGCTTTTGGCGATGGTGTTGGGCAGCGTATGGCTGATCGTCGACCGCGCCCCGATTGTCCCGCAAACAAAGGCACAGCAGCCAAAACCTTACATCGTCATGCGGCTGCCCAGCCAGGTCGCCCATTACAAGCTAGACGGCAACGGTGTGCTGGAGTCGATCACCTTCCGCGAGGCCTCCGAAGGCATCGAAACAACCCCGTCATTTGGGCTGGCGATGCTGCAATCCTTGTCCTCCCTGGTCGGCCTGGGGAAAACCCAATACCGCACCTTCACTCGGATGGGTTGGAAAATCAGCCTAGACGCGGGCGGGATGTTGGTCATCGCACAAGGCGAACATGGGCTAGGCCGTGTGCCGGTCGTGCGGCTCAACTCCACGGTGCCGTTGCTGCCTGCGCAGATGCGGGCCGACCCGTGGGCCTTTGGCATTTCGCAGCTCAACTGGAGCCTATATAACCAGGAAAGCGAAAAGCGCACCCTTTTCCGCAAGCAAACGTTTTCGATTCTGACCATTCCGGTCGCGGACACCGACGAAGCCGAAAAGTTGCGGGATTTGACCATCGGCACCGACAATGCCCTGACGTACAATCCTGCGGGCGGCGGCAAGCCAGGCTATGTCGCGCCTGCGGACGGGCCGATCCAGCAGTACCGGGAGGACAGCAATGAGACCATCGTCCGCATCTACAAGGCGGCGAACCTGGAATTCGTCGCCGGCGTCGCGTCGAGCGGGACCGCGCTCTCGTTTCAATTCCAGAAGGCAAACGCGACCATGGGTGCAATGGCCGTCCAAGCCGAAGCCGCGGAGCGCGAGATCAGCCAGATTGTCGCCGCATGGGAGGGGGAGCAGCCCGGCAATATTGCCTATCCCCGCGATTTCAACCTAACCGACTTGGCTGCGGATTTGAAAGTGGCCATGGAAGCGAAAACTATGGGCATCTCGCCGACCTTTGACCGGGAGTTGAAAAAGCGGACTGCAAGGCAGGTGTTGGGGCATGGCGTCCCGGCTAAAACCATTGGCATTATCGACGGCGAGATTGACGTCGGCCAAGATCCTTATGGAGACAGGCTGGCTGCGCAGGCCCAGGGCGCATGAACGACCAGGCGCTGCGCCCTGCGGCTAAGGTGTTGGCAGAAAAGAATAGGCCGAGAAGCATCCTGACTCTGGAAGAGGACATCCGCCATTTCAAGCGCCTGCTGGCATTGAAACCTGACATGCTTGACCTGCATTGGATCATTTTGGATTGCCGCCGCAAGCTAGGGCATATCAGCCAGGATGAGTTTGACCGGCAATATGAGGCCGTCAAAGAAAGGCTGCGCGGGCAGGCGACTCCCGCAGGTTTGCCGTAGGCATGGACATCGAGCAACTCCATCGGGATTTAGCCAAGGCCGTCTTAGCCGCGGACGCTCGTCTTACTGGTGATTTTGCCGCTTTCGTCGCCCGCTTCTTGCGGTCCCTCCCGCCCCAGTCCGCCACTATCCCGCCCGGTGCGCAGTCCGAGCTGACGCGGTGGCTCACATCAATCACCGAATCTATTCGCCAGCCTATCAACTCGGCCATCGCCATTGGCGCCGCCGCCGGGACGATGACCGACCCGGCGATGGCCGAGCTGGCGGCACAGGTTTATTCCCGCCGCTGGCCCAATGGCATCAACCTGTCCCAGCGGCTGTGGAATTTCCGGGTCGACGTGAAAAGCGGCATCGAGGAGGCTCTGCGCGAAGGTGTGCGCCAAATGCGCGGCGTCAATGGGGTTCTGTACGACATGCAGCGGGCTGTCGAGCAGGCCAGCGGCAGCGATCTGTTCAAGATCGTCCAAAACTACCGGGAGGACTGGGTAACAGAACTGTCCCAGTCGGCTCTGACCTTGATCCACGATCCCTCGGCGCGGTCGCAATGGGTGCGGACGGTGGGCGACATCCGCCAGCACGTCAACCAACTCGCCGACACCGGGACGCGCAGCGCCGCCGAGCGGGTGTTGTCGCAGATTGCCAAGGCGGTGAAAACCGGCAATGCCGATCTAG